TGTACTCAATCACTCGAGTTTGCAGAGAGTTCAAAATACCTATCACTTCTTACAAATGGGTAAGTGATGATGGAGGAACTGAAGACTGGTTGGAAAATTGTAGAATTGGGTATGAACAATTTAAACAAAAATTTTATAACACTTATATCAAAGGCTAATGGCTAAAACATTATTTGACCATTTAAACGCAATATCAAAAGACCAAAAACCTGATTACTTCAAAGATTTATCGGAAGAAGATAAGAAGACTTGGAGTAATTATATGATTCATAGATTTCTTTCGATGAATTATGATTTTGTAGATTTAATTGCGCAGGTTCAACCATTAACACAAACAATGGAACCTGAAATATTCTACAAATTACTTATTGGGATGATACCATCCGGTAGATATTATTTTAGATATATAAAAGGTAAATCTGAGGAAACATCTGATGAGTCGATTGTTCAATTATTACAACAAGAATACTCTTGTTCAAAATCAACTGCTATAGATTATTACCATATACTGACCTGTATTAAAGAAGGAGAAGAGTATAAGAAGTACTTGAAAGAAAAGTATGGATTTAAGGGGAAAGAGAAAGTTCCAAAAACAGAAAAAGTAAAAAAAGGTAAAAAATAATTTATGGGAAGAGTTTCGTTTTCGCAATATTCAATGTGGTCAACCTGTCCACAGCAATACAAATTAAATTATATAGATAAGTTATCGATATCAAACGCAAATATACATTTGATATTTGGTACTGCTATGCACGAAACTCTACAACACTTTTTGGATATAATGTATAACACCACTAAAACTGCTGCAATGGCTTTAGATTTAGATGGATTGTTAGGAAAGAGATTAGTTGAAAATTTCAACAAAGAAAAAGAGAAGTTAGGTGAAGGTGAATATCCTTGCACAAAAGAAGAGTTGGAAGAATTCTATGGAGATGGTAGAAAGATAATTCATTATTTTAAAACTAAATTAAGTAGTTTTTTTAATAAGAAAGGATTTGAATTAGTTGCTATTGAGTTACCACTTAATATGCAAATTAAAGAGAATGTAAACTTTATAGGATTTGTCGATGTTATCGTTAGAGATACGTGGGATAAATCGGTTACAATTATAGATTTTAAAACATCAACTGCGGGTTGGAGTAAATATCAGAAATCAGACCCAATTAAGAATGCACAAATTCTTATATACAAAAAATTCTACGCTGAAAAATATAACATAAGTGAAGATAAGGTTAAAGTAGAATTTCATATCTTAAAAAGAAAAGTTAAAGAAGATGCGGATTATCCCATTCCCCGTATATCAAAGCATGTGCCAGCAAGTGGTAAACCATCGGTAAACAAAGCATGGAATGGATTTATGGAATTTGTAAATACAGTATTCGATGAAGAGGGAAACTATAGAGATATAGATTATCCAACTAAAAAAGGAACATCTTGTAATTGGTGTGAGTTCAAAGAAAGAAAACTTTGCCCACTTTATAAAGATTAAAAAAATATTCAAAAAACTTATCGTTTTATTAAAAATACATATATATATATCTATATATACAAATACAAAACGATATGGATGTAAAATTAACAAGTGTGAAAATCCTTAGAGATTTGTATTCTTCATTTAAGAGAACTACATTAGATGATAAGATGAGTTTACAAAAATTAGTTAACCGCTCACTTACACTTTATGTAGAAGACCCAATTTTCAAACAGAAGATTGACTCATTCGGAGAATTACAAATATCAGGTTCACAATTTTAAAAAGAGATTATTAATAAGTTATGGCGAACAAAAGAAAGACAATCTTACTTTTATCAGATGATTTAAGAATGCATAGTGGTATAGCCACCATGTCAAAAGAATTAGTATTAGGTAGTTTACATAAATACGATTGGATTCAAGTTGGAGCCGCAATCAATCATCCTGAGCAAGGAAAGATTGTTGATGTATCTGAGGATGCAAGAAGAGTTGCGGGCTTAACAGAAGGTAATGTAACTATTTATCCATATAGTGGATATGGAGATTACAACATTGTTAAACAACTAATAGATAAGCACAATCCTGATGCTATCTTACACTTTACAGACCCGAGATATTGGATTTGGTTATATGATATCGAACATGAAATCAGACAAACTACACCAATATTTTTCTATCACATTTGGGATGATTTACCAGACCCTCATTATAACAGAGATTACTATGAAAGTTGTGATTGGATTGGATGTATTTCAAAGCAAACTTATGGTATCACTAAAAGAGTTGGTAAATTAGAAAATGGGAAAACCTGGGTTCCTAGAGAAGACTGGCAAGTATCATATGTACCACATGGTGTATCCAATTTATATAAACCATTAGAAGAATCACAAATTGATAAAGTTTTTGCTACTCAATTGTTTGAAGGAAAGGAATATGATTTTGTATTCCATTGGTCAAACAGAAACATTCGTAGAAAACAACCATCAGATGTAATTTGGGCATATAAAGTTTTTTGTGATACATTAACCGCTGAGCAAAAAGATAAAGTATTATTATTAATGCATACTCAGCCAGTAGATGAAAACGGAACAGATTTACCTGCCGTTATCCAAAGATTAGCACCTGATTGTAATATTAAATTTTCAACAGGAAAATTAAACACAGAACAACTTAATCAAGTTTTAAATGTATCGGATGTATCGATAAATATCTGCGGTAATGAAGGATTTGGATTAGGAACTGCTGAAGCTGTAATGGCCGGTACACCAATCATTGTATTAACAACAGGTGGATTACAAGACCAATGTGGTTTCCGTTGGAAAGATAGTGGAGAATTGGTAACTGCCGAAGATTATGTTAAAATTGGTTCACTTCACAATTGGAGAGATTCGCAGGATAAGGTAACATTTGGAGAATGGGTTAAACCATTATGGGCTAAGGCACAGACAATGACAGGTTCAGTGCCTACTCCATATATCATTGATGATAAGATTGATATTCAGGATTTAGCAGATGCAATGAGATATTGGTATGATATTCCAAAGGAAGAACGAAAGAAAAGAGGATTAATCGGACATGAATTCTTTAAAGGGCCAAATGGATACCACGCACAAAGAATGTGTGATACATTGATAGAAGGAATGGAAGGAGCATTTGAAAAATGGAAACCTAGAAAAAGATTTGATTTATTTAAAATAAAAGAATAATATGGGAAAGCAATTAGAATTATTTCCAAAAGATGAATTCGATATATTTGAAACTTGTATTCAATGTGGAGTAGAAACTACTACATTAAAAACTACACATATAGATTTCAGAATTGGATATGTTGAAGGAGCTGGACAATTATGTAGAGAATGTTATATGGGTAGTAGTAGAAACCTAATAACAATAGATGAAAGAACAATTTTAGATACACCAAACAATGAAGAATTGGGTGCAAAAGTAAGAAGAAGATATTATGAAAGTAAAGATTAAAAAGATACATCCGAATGCAACTATCCCATCTTATGCAAAGAGTGGAGATGCAGGAATGGATTTAGTTGCAACATCGGTTATAGGTGAAACATTAGGTTCAATCACATATGGATTAGGTATTGCATTAGAAATACCTGAAGGATTTGTAGGATTAGTATTTCCTCGTTCTTCTATCAGAAAAACAAATTTACAATTAAGTAATTCAGTTGGTGTGATTGATAGCGGGTATAGAGGAGAATTACAGGCTACATTTAATAAAATACAAGGAATAGATAATGTAGAAAGAGAAAATTATAAAGTTGGTGATAGAGTTTGTCAGATTATGATTATCCCACATCCAACAGTTGAATTTAACGAAGTAAATGAATTATCTAACACCGAAAGAGGCGAAGGCGGATTCGGTTCAACAGGAAAATAAAGTTATGACACAAAAACCATTATTAGTTTTTCAGGCTCCAGTATCTACGAGAAGTGGGTATGGAGACCATAGTAGAGACCTTTTAAAATCTTTTAAAGATTTAGATTTATATGATATTAAGGTAGTATCAACAAAGTGGGGGAACTGCCCAATGGACCAATTAAATCCGGAAAATGAATTTCATAAATGGATTAACACCAATACCGTTACATCGATAGATAGA